GTACCGCCGCTTCCGCTTCGAAGTGGAAGTCGCCGGTGCAGGCGCCGCTGGCGACGTCCCGAACTGGGGCGTGCTGCTTGAAGGCTGCGGATTCGCCAAGACAGTCGCTGCCGGCGTCGACGTGACGTATGACCCGGTGAGCGATGGCGATCCGAGCCTGACGTTGTACGGCTACCTGGACGGCATCCGCTGGATCATGACCGGCGCCAAAGGCTCGGTCACGTTCACGCTCAATGCCAAGGGCATCCCTGTCATGGCGTACGAGTACATCGGCGACTACGTGGACACCACCGACACGGCAATCCCTGGCGGCGTGGACTACTCGGGCTTCCAGGCGCCGCTGGCGGTCAGCAAACGCAACACGCCCACGTTCACGTTCCACGGCCTGGCCGCGTGCACATCGGCGTTCTCGATCAACTGGGCGGCGGTGCTGAACTACCGCAACTTGATCAACTGCGTCGGTGCCAAGAGCCCAGACCGCACGCCCACGGGCAGCGTGACCATGGAGCTGTCGAGCATCGCCACGAAGAACTGGGACCAGATCATCCTGGCCGGCACGACCGGCGCCGCCAACCTGGTGCACGGCATCACGCCCGGCAACATCGTGGAGTTCCAGGCGCCCAACGTTCAATGCGGTCCGTACTCGCTGCAGGATGACCAGGGCGTCGCCATGATCAACATGCCGTTCGACGTCAACCCAGAGCTGGGGAACGACGAGCTCAGCATCATCGTTCGCTGACCCACCAACCCGTGCACACGTGTGCACACCAGAAAAAAGAGCCACCCCTCGCGGTGGCTCTTTTGCTTTCTTTTTCCCACTCACACAAACGCATCATGTCCAACAACGAAACTACCGCCCGCCCAGCATTCGACGCGATCTTCGAATTTGCCCCTTCCGAAACCTACAACCACAAGGTGACGGTGGAGACCCCGAACAAGCAAGGCGGCTGGGACAAGTCCACCTTCACTGCCGAGTTCCTGCGGGTCGAGATCGACGACTACCAGGCCATGGTCAAGCAACCCCCGGCCGAGGTGCTGGAAAAGGTTCTTGTGGGCTGGGACGGCCTGCGCGCGGCAGACCGCCGCTCGTTTGTTGACTACACCCCAGAGCACAAGACCGCGTTCCTGCGTGTGCCACAGGCCGTGCTGGCGACCTTCCAGGTGTTCGTGGATACCCAGCACAAGGCACGCGCAAAAAACTAGTTGAGGCGGCGCGTTACTGGGCCGGTATCGGCCGACAGGCGCCGCCGCCGATGGCGGTGGACGACAGCATCGTGGAGGCCATGCGGGCCTGGGATGCCCCTGCCGACCAGATCGCCAGGGTGCAGGCCATCGCCCAGCAGGCCGAGCCAGAAAACAAGCCGTTCGGCATCTGGCACGACAACGCCCGCACCTTTGACTGCTTTCACAGCCTACGTACCCAGTGGACCTTCGCGGGCGGCATGGTGCCGCAGCGCGTGGGTCTGAACTACGCGGGCGTGCAGGCCTACCTGGCGATGAATCAACCGCGCCGGTTTCACCGCTCCCTGATGCAGGACCTGCAGCTGATGGAGATCGCCGTCCTGCAGGCCGATGCAGAACTACGACAAGAACGAGAGGATTCAAGATGAGCGCCCTGGGTTCGCTGGTGGTCTCGCTCGCGCTGGAACATGCGCGCTATACGGCCGGCCTGGACAAGTCCGAGCAGGCCACCCTGGCGAGCCTGAAGCGCATCCAGGGTGCCGCTGACCAGTTCAGCGCACGCTTTGGCGACACCATCAAAACCGGCTTGGGTTCGCTCGCAGCGTTCTTCACTGCCGGCGCCATCACTGCGCAGGTCAAGGCTGTGGTGGACGATCTGGACCGCATTGCCGACAAGGCGGCGAGCATTGGGCTCGCCACCCAAAGCCTTGCAGAGCTGGGCTATGCGGCCAAGCTGTCCGGCGCCGATGCCGAGACGCTGGAAGGCGCCATGGGCAAGCTGAATCTCAAGATCAGCGAAGCCGCCAGCGGCAACAAGGAGGCCGCGAAGCTCTTCGACGCGCTGGGTGTCAAGGTCAAGGATGCCGAAGGCAAGGTGCGCAGCACGGACGCTGTGCTGGCCGACCTGTCCGAAACATTCAAGGCCCTTCCTGAGGGGCCCACTAAGAGCGCCCTGGCCGTCGAGTTCTTCGGTAAGACCGGCGCCGGCCTGCTGCAGTTCCTGAGCCAAGGCAAGGATGGCCTGCAGGATCTTCGCAATGAGTTCGTTGCACTCTCCGGCGGCTCCATCGAAGACGCCGCGGCGATGGCCGGCGCCTTCAACGACCAGATGGACAAGCTGTCCGTGGTCGCTCAGGCCGCCACCATTCGCTTTGGCAGCGAGCTGCTACCCACCCTGACCGAGGTGGCCAGCATGTTCACTGACACCGGCGAGGATGCGCTGGGCCTGGGGGCAGGCATGGACGCCGCGTCCCTGGCTGGCGCGGGCCTGCGGACATTGCTGGAGACCGTGCTGTTGCTCGGTTCCGATGTGGCCTATGTGCTCAACGGCATGGGCCGTGAGATCGGCGGCATCGTTGCGCAGTTCAGTGCGCTGGGCGAGGGAGGAGGAATCTTCTCCGCTGCAGGGCGAAAAGCATGGTCCGACGTTGGCGAAGCGATGCGCACCGATGCAGAGGAAGCCAGGCGCAAGCTGGACGACTTTCAAGCTCGGTTGAGGGCCGCTCCACAAAAGGCCGTGCCCAGCCCTGAAGACGCGGCCGAGAAGCGCCGCAACGATGAGAAGCGCCGCACCTCGAAGGAGGCGCTGGACGCGACCGCACGTGCGCAAGCCGCACTTGCCAAGGAAGGCGAGGGCGCCAAGGCCGCGGCCGCAGCGTATGACACGCTGATGCAGAGCATCCGGGCGCGCCTGCATCTGGCTGACCAGCAGCTGAGCCTGGGCCGTGAGCTGACCGACGCGGAGAAATTTGAAGCCAAGGCCAAAGAGGACTTGGCCAAGATCGCGGACAAGCTCTCCAGCGGCAAGGTGGCCGCCGCTGAAAAGGAGATCGCAGCGACCAAGGTCCGCATTGAGCAGGCCGAGATCGAAAAGCAGATCGCCAAGGAGATGACAGCCATTGCGCAGGAGCGGCAACGCACTCGCAATGCCGAGATGGACAGCATTGCCAAGTGGTTTCAGGCTCAAGAGGAAGAAGTTGCGCAAACCCTGTCCGGCATCCGTGACCGGGTGCAGGGCCTGCGCGATGAAGCCGAAGCCATGGCCACGGCCAGGCGCCTCAATATCAGCCTGGCTGAAGCCATCGAGGTTGTGGCTATCGCCCGGCTGCAGGAGAAGCAAGCCGGCTTCTATGAGGGCTCGGAAGGGTGGGAGAACCTTGAGCGCGAGATCCGCGCACGCAAGGAGCTGCTGCCCCTGCTGTCCACCAAGGAGCTGCGCGAGCGTGAAGAGCGCGGGTGGTCCGACCTGTGGAACAGCATCGACCGCACGGCGCACGATGTATGGACCAACATCTGGGAAGGCGGCGACAACGTCTTCAAGAAGCTGGGACAGACCATCAAGGCGACAGTGCTGGATCTGCTGTACCAGCTGACGGTGCGGCCGTTCATCATCGAGATCGGCACCAGCGTGTTCGGCAGCGGCTTTGCCGACGCCGCCAAGGCGGCAACGGGCGGTGGCAGTCCCGTCAGCATGATGGGCGGCCTGGGCAACATCGTGTCCAACGGCATGAGCCTGCTGACCAACGGCGTCAGCACCAGTATCAGCAACGCGTTCGGCAAGTTCGCCAACAGCGAGATTGGGTCCAAACTGGGCCTGTCTTACTACGACGGCAACGCCTTTGCCCCCACCAATCTGGGTGCCACCGTGGGCACCGGCCTTGGCATGCTTGGCAACGGGATGATGGGCTATGGGATCAGCTCGGCCATCTCGAGCGGGTACACGACTGGTGGCAACACGGTCAACGTGTTGTCCGGCATAGCCAGTGCGTTCTTTGGCCCGCTGGCCGGCGTGGTCGGTGGTCTCATCAACCGACTGTTCGGCCGCAAGCTTGCAGACGTGGGCATCGAAGGCACGTTCGGCGGAACCGCGGGGTTTGATGGTCAGTCGTTCGAGTATTACAAGGGCGGCCTGCTGCGCTCTGACAAGACGAAGTACAGCGACCTCGATCCAGAGTTTGAAAAAGCCCTGGGCGACACCTTCAAGGGCATGCGCGCTCAAGTGGCGTTCTTCGCCGATGCGCTGGGTTTGAGTGCAGACCGTCTGGAGGGCTACACCAGCAAGATCAAATTCAGTACGCAAGGGCTGAATGCAGAGCAGATCCAAGAGAAGTTTCAGGAGGCGCTGGCCACGGCCAACAACGAACTTGCAGAGCAGGTGCTCGGCACCTGGGAAACCACTTCGGAGAAAGTGACCCGGCGGATCACGCGCACCGAAGGCAACGGCCAGGACATGGTGCAGTACTGGGAAGACGTCGAGGAGACGATTACCAGCACCACCTACAAGGCCAGCCAGTACGCGAAGGAGAACGAGAAGGCCATAGACACATTGACCCGGCTGGCTACCAGCCTGACCACAGTCAACAGCCTCTTTGACACTCTGGGCTACACCTTGCTGGACGCGAGTCTGGCCGGCGCCGATGCGGCCAGCAAGATCGCCGATGCCTTCGGTGGCCTGGACAAGATGGTGTCTGCCACGGCCGCCTATTTCCAGAACTTCTACAGCGAAGATGAGCGCCGTGCGGTGGCGCGTCGGCAGCTCGACAAGCAACTGGACGATGTCGGCATCGCCGACATTCCCAAGACCCGGGAAGAGTACCGGCGCCTTGTGGAGGCGCAGGACCTCAACACGGAGGCAGGGCGCAAGGCGTATGCCGTGCTGGTGCAGTTGTCGGGCGTGTTTGCTGAACTCACCCTTTCTGCCGACCAAGCGGCAGAGGCTGCACGCGAGGAAGCCCGCAGCAAGCTCGATGCAGCGTACAGCGCCTTGGAGCGTGCCATTGCGGTGCAGCGCAAGTCGCTGGAGGCGCAGCGTGCTGCCGCCAGCGAGCTGGCCGACCTGTGGGGCACGGTGGCAGACATTGCCAGCAGCGCCATGCGCGACCTGCGGGCAGAAGTGTCTAGCACCGCTGCACAGCAGGCCGCGCAGGGGATGGTGTTCATTGAGAACGCCCTGGCCGGAGCGCTTGCAGGGCAGCTACCCAATGCAGAGGACCTGTCCAACGCATTGACAGCTGCGCGAGGAGGCCTGAACGCTGACAACTATGCCAGCCAGTTCGAGCTGGACCGTGACCGCTTGGTGCTCGCAGGCCAGATGGAGCAGCTGGCCGCTGCGGCGGGTAAACAGAAGACCACGGCAGAGCTGCAGCTGGAGTCCCTGGACCGCCAGTTGCAGCAAGGCGAAGACACGCTGGATTACTGGAAAGAGCAGATCGCGCTAGCAACCGACCAGGCAGAGACCATGTTGTCCATTGCCGAAGCCACTGACGCCATCCGTAAGCTGATCGACCCGGCCAGCAAGGGCGGAGCCATTCCGGTGGACAAGCTTGGCGCCGGCGGCGGGAGCGGGGCGGGAGGTATCACGTGGGGCGGCACCGCCGACCCTGCGAAATACAGCCGGCCCGTCAACATCCCGGGCGGCACGGTGTACGTGGGTGTGAGCGAAGAAGAAGAAAAGAAGCTGGACCCGTACTACTCGGGATACCACGCGTTCGACGGCACCAACGATGCAGACGGGTTGAACCAGTGGATCAGGGACAACAACCTGAAGCCTTCGGACATGTCCGCACTGTCCGGCCTGTTTGAAAAGGACTGGGCGTCGTGGTTTGTGGACAACGGTATCCCGGCGTTTGCCGGGGGTGGTGACCACCTTGGTGGGTGGGCGCTGGTGGGTGAGCAGGGGCCAGAGCTGGCCTACATGCCACCCGCACGCATCTACAACGCCGCCGATACCAGGCGCATGCAATCGCCTGGTGATGGCAGCGCTGCAACTGTGCGCAGCACGGGCAAAGGCGTTGACGAGGCCGCTAAGAAGGCACACGGCGACGCGCTCACCCGGATTGTCCAGGTGCTGGAGGACGCATTTGAAGGCAACGGATTCAGGTTCATACCAGCATGACAACTACCACCTACAGCAGCGTCAGTGTGCTGATGGCCATACCCATCACGGCCAGTATGTTGACTGCAGGCACCACTATCGCCGAGCCCGATCTTTCGTTGGGCGAAGCAATGTGGGTGTCTGCGGGCACATACGCAGTAGGGGCCGAGCGCATCAGCAATCACAAGGTCTATTCGTGCGTGCAGGCCCACTCGGGCCGAACCGCGTTGCCAGAGTCCGATCCGGACTACTGGCTGTTCAAGCGTCCGAGCAACCTGTTCGCGCCATTTGATTTCTATCGGTCCACTGCGGCCAAAGCCACGGGCAGTCTTACGTACAAGGCGCAGCCAGGCTTCTTCCGGGATGTGCGATTGTTCGGCGCCGTGGGTGACCAGGTCCAGATCACCGCGCGCGACACGCCGGGCGGTACGGTGATGAAGCAGACAACGCAGGACCTGTGGGAGCAGGCGCTGGGATTCTGGGAACTGCTGTTCAAGCCGCTGGGCTTGCGCAGCACCGTAGACCTGTCCGACATCCCCATCAGCCCAACGGCAGAACTTACTGTCACCGTCAGCGCCGGTCCGGCCGCGCCGGTGGCGCTGGGCACTCTGATCGTTGGCGAGTGGGTCAGCCTGACGGGGGGGACCGGCGGAACCGAATACGGCAGCAAGGCGGAGCCGCGCTCGTACAGCTACATCAAGTTTTACGACGACGGCACGTTCGAGATCAAGCGGCGCCCCGGAGCCACCGACCTGTCCATGTCTGCCGTGCTGGACGCGGACCAGGCCGAATACACGGTGGCTCTGCTGCAGGAGGTCCTGGACGTGCCTATTGCCATCTCGGCGACCAACGTGCCGGGCTACGGCTATCTGAGCGCCTTTGGCCTCATCAACGGCACGGTGACACCCACCAACAAGAAAGACGCGCAGCTCGATGTGCGCGTGAAAGGAATCATCTGATGGCATTGACACCTGTACCGGTGCCGACGGCGGTACCGCCGTTCCCGGCGCTATCTGATCGCGCTCTGGGCGTCTACAACAGCAAGGCCTTTGCGTTCGGCACGCACATGAGCACGCTCTTCATGGGCGAGCTTGTCGCCCTTGTGAGCAGTGCTTTTGACAATGCTGGCGAGACGCTGGACGCGGCAAGCACCGCAGTTGCAGCGGCTGCATCTGCAGTCGGCGCACGTGACCAGGCGCTGGGTGCGGCCAATTTCAAGGGCATCTGGGGCACGCTTGCCGGCGCGTTGGCCAAACCCGCCAGCGTGAAGCACGAGGGCCGCTTTTGGCTGCTCTTGAACAACCTTGCCAACGTCGAGGCCAGCGAGCCCGGCGTATCAGCGGATTGGACTTCGCTCAGTGCCGGGCAGGTCACTGCCCGCATCAACAGCAACACCGACGCGGTGCCGGGCGTGTACTACATCGCCACCGTGGCCGGCATCACATTGACCATCAAGGATGGCGAGTGGTCACAAGACGATGTTGTGCAGGGGCGCAACCTCACCGCAGGCAATTGCTTCCTCAACTGGCAGGCGCACACGCTGCTGGGGGATGTGCCTGAGGCACCAATGACGTGGCCGGCGGCGGCCAAGTTCGCTGCGGTTTTTGATGGGAGTACCTTCGCATGACGATCGGTTTTCAAAAGGCATTCGGCGCTGGCAACCAGGGCGGTGTGCGCCTTGGTTTCCCATTCCCCGTAAGCCGCACGTGGATTGCACCCGCAGACGGCATCGTGGTGGCCCGCGTGATGGCCGGTGCTGGCAGTGGCGCCAGTGGCGGGACGAACACAGTCAGCTCGGCGTCAGGCGGCTACAGCGCGTCGTGGGCGTTGAAGGTTTTCCGTGTGGTCAAGGGACAGTCAATTGCGGTAGTTGTCGGCGCGGGCGGTGCACCTGTCTCGGTGC